TTTAGGAAAAACAGATCCTAAATATGGAGAGTCATTTGAACTAAATGACGAAATAAAAGGTATATTTGGTTTTAGACCAATTCAAAGTAATCCTGAAAAAGGATTAGTATTCATGACAACTAGATTTAGTAAACGATACAAAAACGCTAATAATTTATTTAACGCTCAACTTTTAAGAGGAGGTAGAGTAACTCCAGAAAGACTACTAGATACTTATGCTTACGCTGAGTTACGAAAATTTGAAGAAGCAAAAGAAATGAATCAAAACATATTAGCTGCTAGAGAGTTAGGTGTGCCTGAATTTAAAATACGTCAAAAGGTAAAAAGAAGAGGTATAAATAAAAAAACATTTAATAGCTTAATGAGAGGAGTTTACACTCCTGATAGACCAGGAAGATTTTTTGCAACGAGAATGGCCGAGATAACTAGAGACTTAAATCAAAAAGAAGGAACTAGTATTCCTAATCCGTTTTTAGAAACGTTACCTGTAATAACAGATATAATAAACAATAATAGAAATACAGATTTAGTTACTGGAGAGCTAAGATTTCCTGATATAACACAACCACAGATAACGGAACCATTATCAGAAAATATACAAACACCACCAGTAGTAACTGCGCCAATAAATCCTAATCTAGTTAGTGCAAGACCTAACGTAGTTTCACCACAATCTGGGTTGACAAGAACACAGGAAGCTTTATTGTCTGATCCTTTCGATAGATTTATTGCACAACAAAGGAATAAAACATAATGGCTATTGAACCTAAAACAACTAGAGAACATATTGTATCCCTGTATGGACACATCAAGGGTGTTAAAAAAGATATTCATCACATGCACAACGGTATTCACAGATTGGGTGGCAAGATAGACAAAATCTATTGGGTTCTTTTAGCTGCGGTGGGGACCGTGGCCTTACTTTTATTAGAAAGATTTATAACTTAAATCCAAGCCTTGAGCTCTTCGCCCATAACCTTTGAGGCAATATCTATTTTTTTACGTAAGGACTTTACAATTTTTGTATCTACGGTATCTTCTGCTATAAGATCTATATATGTCACTTTTTTCGTTTGCCCTATTCTGTGTGCTCTGTCTTCTGATTGCATTCTTTTTTCAAGATCATATCCATTAGAATAATAAATCACGGTGCTTGCTTGAGTAAGTGTAATACCATATCCCCCGGTTGCTGGTGTACCCACGAAGAATCTAACTTTGTCGTTTGTTTTAAAATTACGTATCGCATAGTCTCGTTGTTCAGGTAGCGTCTTGCCATAATAATGGACCACGGATCCCGGACCATACTGTTTCTCGATCGCAGCTGTAATTAACTCTACATCTCTTTGCCAGTGCGCCCATATAATAGCTTTGCCTTCTACCTCTTCTAGTATGTCCATGAGTTCTAACATTCTATTGTGTTTAATATTTTGTGTAGTGCCATCATCAGCAACAAAGTGCCCACATGTTATCTGTTGTAGTCGCATGATCTGTGTAAGTGCTGTAACTGTTGTAACTGTCTTACCGTTGAGTGTAGCTAATGCCTCTTGTTTCATTTGTCTGTATAGTCGTATTTGTTCAGGTGTAAGATCTACTTGTCGTTTCATATAAACTTTATCAGGTAAATCTAAACAATCGTCTTTCAATACTCTATATGAAAAAGGTTTTAACTTGTCTGATAACTCAGATAAGTTTTGGTATCCAACCACAAGATTAATAGAGCGACCAGATATATTTGCACTTTTCATAACTGCATATCTATTTCTAAAAGAATAATAAGATGTGTGATTTAAATGAAAAGGATCTAAAAACTCACACTGTGTGTATAAATCTAATGGGTTTCTAGTAACAGGCGAACCTGTCATGATTCTTCTATAACGCGTAAGTTCTGCAAGAGATAAAATATTTTTTGTTCTTTTTGCTTTTGGATTTTTTATAGTTGTAGACTCATCAATAGCCATTAAAGATTTATGTGATCTTAAAAATTTAGCTGCAAATGTTCTACCTTTATCTGTACTAAAAGCCTCTACATTCATAACAAGAATATGTAAGTCCTGACCCGTTTTGAACAGTTCGTCTAATTTATCTTGTTGTTTTTTATTTATATGTGATCGCCATAAAACGGTCACATTCTCTATGTGATCTGGTAAATGTGCAGGTAACTCTTGGTTGTACCACGTACCCACAACACCTTTAGGTGCCACTATTAGTGCACCATCTACTTTACCTTTATCATAAAGCATTGCTAGATTATCAATTAGTACTTTTGTTTTGCCAGTACCCATTTCCATAAAGTATGCGAACGTATCTTTGTGCCAAGATTTTTCTAACGCAGTTAACTGATGCGCATACGGCTTAGTCTTAAATTTATAATTCATAACTTTCTATTGACATCTATATAGGATTTTGCTAATTAGTCAAGCATGAAAGATACAGAAAGTATAAATTACTCAGAGGCAAAAAAAGATAGAGTGCCTAAAGTTTATGTCGTGCAAGAAATTGCAGGCACAAGAGAAGGCCGTCCTAAATTTAATATTATGGGCGCAGCTGAATATGGCAAACTAGAATTTTTGTTAGATGAAAGATCACAAATGATTTTTTCACCTGGACCACTGATAATGAAACTGAAAAATCTTTTAAGAGATTTCAGACCAACAGACTACTTGTTATTAACAGGTGATCCTGCTATAATAGGTGTAGTCTGCTGTTTGATATCAGAAACAACAAA